TCTCCCCCTTCTTATTTTTTCTTAAATATATCTGCTCCCTTAAGTCCGTATATTGATGCGACCACGCCGATAAATAGGCTCTGGTACCAAAAAGGCAAATTACTAAATTTATCAAAAAATATATCTAGCTTTTGCTGTATGTTTGGATCATCTGAAAACACCGACCATATCAATAAAATCACTGGGGCACTTACAAGCAAAAGCACGAACTCGTCTTTCCATCCCTTGTCGTTTGATTGTCTAACTGCTGCCTGGTACTCCACTTCTCCATTGGCCATTTTTTGTGCATGTAACAGCTCTGCGTCAGACATAAGAATTTTTGCTTTTTGTTT